CATGTTGCTATTGTTTTATCGGCTACTTTAAATTCTATAACTGTACTGGAACAGAATTGGGTTGGAGGTGCTTATTGGACGCCACCAGAAGTAACGACACGACGCACACATGGTTACGACTTCCCTATGTGGTTTATTAGACCGTTCTATGCTAAAGAAACGACTAAAAACAAAATTAAAAGCAAAACTAAGCCAGTTAAGAAAGCGAAAGCTAAGAAAGGTAAGAAAATATTACTTGTAGCTGGACATGGTAAAGGTGCTTATTCAAACGATCCGGGTGCAGTAGCAAATGGATATAATGAACGTGACTTTAACAGAAAAGAAATTATCCCTAGAATCAAGAAGTATCTTGAAAGTGTAGGTAATACAGTTGTTTTATACGGTGGCAAATCAATGAACCAAGACTTGTATCAAGACACGTTATATGGACAACGTGTAGGCAACTATTCAGATTATGGTTTATATTGGGTTAAAAAGAACGTGAAACCTGATGTGATTGTAGAATTCCACCTAGACGCTGCTAGTCCGCAAGCAAGTGGCGGACATGTCATTGTAAGCGACAGATACCCCGCAGACGATATAGACAAAGCGTTATCTAGCGCTCTAGGTAAGACAGTTGGCAAAATTAGAGGTGTGACACCTAGAAACGATTTATTAAATGCTAACGTTACAGGTCAACTCAATTTAAATTACAGATTGATTGAGTTAGGTTTCATCACTAGTAAAAAAGACATGGACTATATCACTACACACCTAGATAGTTTTACTAAGCGTATTGCAGAGGCTATTAATGGTAGACAAATCAACGCGCCTAAGAGTAAACCTTCTAGTAAAAAGACAACTTGGAACTGGGGAGGTATTTTCTACCCTGACGCACCTAAAAGTGGTATTAGAGTTAGAAGGTCGCCGGGTATCAATGGTACTATTGTTGAAAGTGGCTCGTGGTTATACGGAAAGACAGATTGGGTTGAATTCGACCAAGTTATTAAAAAAGATGGATATTGGTGGCTTCGCTTTAAATATCAAGCACCCGGTTCAAGCAAAAAAGACTTTTATTGCGCAGTTTGCAAGATTACCGATAAAAAACAACGCATTAAAAACGAAAGATATTGGGGTAAAATAGATTGGAAATGATATAATCAAATTACCACGACATTACACAAGGGTAGTCACTATGGCTACCCTCTTTTTTTATGTTATAATCAAATAGAAATTGCGGTACATATCTGCGGAATGTACTTGAGGTTAACTGTTACTGACGGTTGCCTCTTTTTATGTTATAATTTAATTATTCTCGGTAACCATTCCGATTTAGTGGAGGCCTTGCTTGCGTTTAGCAGTAAGTAACTGACCACTCATTTGATAGACGTCTAGTAACCGTATCTTAATAGGTACGGTTATTTTTTGTGCCTAAAAATAATTATGACAAATGACATAAAAAGCATTGACTTATGACATATGGCATAATATAATATAGACATAAGGTAATCACAGGGAGGAAATGGAATTGAAAAACTTATACGAACAAACGAAAGAATGGTATCAAAACAATAGTGAATGGTTTATGGATATGGGAGAAGTATTTAAATTCGAAACTATTAATAAAAGCCATTATGTTTATTCTCGAAATGAAGGAAATACTATCTACATCGAAACATATAAAAAAGGCGGTTCATTTGTAGGAACAGGTGGTAATTTACCAGCACTTTCATGGGTAAAACAACATATCAAAGGAATGGAGAATAAATAATGAGAAAAACAATAGAAAAATTATTGAATAGTGATTTAAGCAGTAACTACATAGCAACTCAAACAGGCGTTACACAAAGTACGATATACAGAGTGAGGAAAGGCGAGCGTAAACTTGAAAACTTAACACTTGCACAATGCGAAAAACTATACAATTATCAAAAGGGGATAGAAAAAATGAACGAATTGAATAACAAAATGATTGAAGATGTCGTATTAGGAGAAGTTGAATTAATTGAAGATTTAGGGCAATACTTTATCGATATTGAGGGAGATTACGAGTATAACGTAGAATTTGCCACACTTTCAGAAGTTGATTATAAAGTTTGTGCATTATATGAAGTTGCTACAAGCAAAACTTACGAAGTTCCTTATCACGATAAATTAGAAAAAGAAGATATGAAGTTATTTTATGATAAATGGTTAGAAAAAGATCAACAGGAAGAAACTTATATCGAGAGCGTATTCTTCGTAAATAGAGAAGACGCAGAAAGTTATATTAAAGATGTATTGAAAGGTAAAGAAAGTTTAACAGAAGTTGCTGCAGAAATTGGATATTTTGAATAAAACACAAACCACGTTCTTATGAGCGTGGTTTTTTTTTATGTTCGCTATTTTGTTCGGTCTATTCCTTTTTAAATAAGTTGTTTATTATATATTTAATTATGTTAAATATATTAAAAGGAGAATAAGAAAATGGTTAACATTGCATGGGTAGTTCCTTCTCTTGGTGTGTTTAATAATTCCCAAGGAGATTTAGTAATTGATAAACCTTTATCCTTTATTGATTTAGAAGCTTTGCCAAATAACTTTTCTTTTAATGTATCTTTTGGGATAATTAATTTAGAAGAACATAGACAGTATAAATTGAATTTCCAAATTATAGATCCAGAGCAAAAAATAATTTTTGATATCAACGTTGAAATTGATCATCAAAGATTAATTGAAGATAATCCAGACAAAAAATTTAATAATGTGTTTGAATCAAATGCAAATTTCAATAATTTTAAATTCCAAAAAGAAGGGATTTATACTATCAAATTGTCTATAGATGATGCCGAAGCTCAATCTAATTTTAATGTGAATTTGGTGTCTTAATCATGGGTAATAAAAAAGTTAGCAGACCGAAACAATTTAAATTGCAACATAAGGAAGAAAGAACAGTTATTGATTCAAAACAACTGAAAAAGGCAAGTGGTAGTTACGAATTTAACCCAAATTCAAATTCTACTTATGAAGAGGTGTATAAAATGTCTGAATATATTGAAAGAAAAGAATTTGAACAATTTGAAAAAAGGATAGACGATAGATTTAAAAGTTTAGAATCTAAGATAGATGATATCCCAAACAGATTGAGCGACAAATTGCAATTAGCATTGAATGAACAAATGGAGAGTTTCAGAAAAGAACGTAAAGAAGATAAAAAGTCCATAATTACTTGGACGCTTTCAGGGACTAGTTTAATAGTTGCAATAGCAGGACTTCTAGCAAAATTATTTATTTAACCGCACCTTAATTGGTGCGGTCTTTTTTTATTTTAACCGCCTCGATTTCGATACGGTTGTTTTTGTGTCAAAAGTGTCAAGCACGTGTCAAAATAGTTCCATTTTATTCTGTTTTGTTCTAATGAAAATGTGCGATGAATGCTATATCTAAGCCTTTTTCATGCTTATTCTAAAATTAAAATTATCCCGCCGTCTCCATACGACAAGCCTTATACAAAGGGTTTTCAAGCTAGCAAGTGTCAATAATGTGTCAAGAAAATAATTCTCTGACACGTTGACCTTGCTCTTTTTTATGTTCTTCTAGTAAATGTGAATAGGTTTCTAACGTAATAGAAATTGACGCGTGACCTAGTCGTTTACTTATATATTCAATTGGCAAGCCTTTGGATAATAAATAAGATGTGTGCGTGTGTCTTAACGAATAAGGGGTTATATTATCATTTTCTAAACCCACTTGTTTTTTAGTGTGATTAAACGATTTTTTTATAGCATTGTGACTTAATTTGAAAAGCTTACCGTCAATTCGTCGTGGTAATTTAGTTAGTTTTGAATTTATCAATAGAACATCTTTAGTCGACACTTCAACATCTCTTTTACTATTCTTTGTTTTTGTTCCAGGTAAGTGAATGATACCTTCACTTTTGTTCAAATCTTTATATGTCATATTGATTAAATCACTATATCTTGCACCAGTAATCGCTAGTAAGTATAAAAAAATATAGCTTTGTTCATCTCTACTTTTAAAATAATCTAACATCGCTAAATAATGCGTGATACTCATATATTTGTATCGTTCATCTTTAGCTTTAACAGTACCGTTTATAGCTATGTTATATGTTGGGTCTTTTTTGATATGACCGTCATACACTGCGTCTTTTAAGCATTGACTTAAACAACCGTTTACTTTACGCACTGTTTCATCTGCGTGTCCTTCCCCAAACCAATTTAAAAATTTTTGATATTCTGATCGTGTAATGTTTTTGAGTAACATATTCTTGCCAAAGTATTCATTAAATAATCTTAAAGACCTCTCATACCAATAAAACTGCATAGGCGATACTTTCTTTTTATTCTTAATGATTAACCACTCGTTATAATAATCTTCAAATTTTTTATTATCTTCAAATTTGCTACCATCTTCTAAATCTCTGATTAAACGTTGTGCTGCATTTGTTGCTTCTGCTTTCGTTTTAAATCCAGATTTACGCTTTTTACCAGATTTAAAACTAGGATGTTTTACATCATACTGCCAGCTTGTTGAGTTCTTATTTTTACGTTTTGTTACTGTAAAAGATGCCATTTCACTCATTCCTCCTCAAAAAGGTAAAAAATAATAAGGGTAGACGGGCTACCCAATTATTTATTCGCTATTTGTTTTAACAACTCAATAATTTCATCGTTTTGTTCTTGTATTTTGTTATTTTGTTTAATAATTTCGTCATTTTGTGCTATTTGTACATAAGTGTTTGTTTTCATATCTTTATAATGAACAAATTTAGCTTGTTCTTTTTGGCTAAGGTGAGTTCCGAGACCAATTAAATTGTAAATATCATCTAAAGTATTAGCTTTATTTTGGAAATAAAAAGCATTTGAAGTAGTTTCTGTTGGCTTCTTAATTCCTTGTTTTTCAATACTTTTTTCACGGTAAGCTTCATTTTTTTCTTGAACGCTAGTAAAATCATTATCCATTCCGATTGCTTTATTTACTTCTTTGCTCAAATCAGGATCGTTGTTTCTTTGTAAATTTGCTAGTTTTATCTGTTCTTCAGAACTTAGTAAATCTATTGCTTTTTTACCTTCTTTCGACAACCCACTTTTTATGACACCGATAGCGTAATTGTTTTTAAATCCTATATTTTTAGCCATGTAAATCCCCCTTATTCTATATCTTTATATTCAAACACTCGTAATGGTTCAAATTGAATAACGTATTTACCATATCGAGTATTAGTATCCGTATTCTGTTCTCATTATACGGTTATATTCCTCCATTTGTTCTCCTAGCATTTCGTCTAAAAATGACATATACGTTTCCATGTGTCTATGTTCAAACATAGAAATATAATTTTCTAAACCACTATCCATGTGTTCATCAAAAATATCTAAAGCTACTTTTGCAGCTTGATAACTAATTTTGAACAGATCAGCCGCATCACCAACGTTCAATACATTTCGATATTTGTATCTTATATTAAGTGGAAATAAGAGGCATGAAGCAAAAGAATTAGCTTCATATTCTTCTAAATTAGTTCGTTGTGTATCTTGAAGAATAGGTGTTTTCTTGTAGCTCATACCGTCATGTTCCATAATGTAGTGTCCATATTCATGAGCTAATGTAAAACGTAATCTTCTATTATAAACATTTTCATTATAGATAATGGCAAACTTATTTCCTTTTTTAATATGAAAAGCCTCATCAGAACCCCCGTAAGTTTGTAGCTCATTTAAAGAATAACCTGTAATGTTACAAAACTCTTTAAATGTAAACAATTCCACATTACTATCATTTTCTATTATTTCTTTAATAGGTAAAGGGAATTCATCTATATAATTAGTTTCAATTAATGCACTTACAGCTCGTGCTGCTTTTATAAATGAGTTTTGATATACAAAATGCAAAATAAAATCCCCTTTATTTGTCTTTAGTGTATTCGTCCCAATTGTCGAAGAAAGTTTCAAACATCTTTAATGCTTTTTCTCTATCTTCTTTTGTCATATTCTTAACTCCACGATGCATGATGCGAATTTCTTCATCTTCTTGTTCGCCAGAATATTCATCTTTTTCTCTACCTAATAAGTAGTCAACAGATACGTCGAAGTAGTCGGCTACAAGTTGAACTTTATTAATTCCAGGAACTTGTCTTCTCCACTTAGTTATTTGTCCGTTAGATAATCCGATTCTTCTTTCTAATTCTGCAACCGTAATCCCTTGTTGTTGACATAAAAATCTGATTTTTTGAACTATATCCATTGTTTTTCTCCTTATTAAACCAAAATAAATTATCCAAAAAGATATTTTTAGTTTGACAATTATCCAAAAAGATAATATACTATGGTTACGCTAATTGTTAAGCCAATAAAAACACAAAGCTTATAACGTTGGGGAACGTTGATATAACAGCGCTTTGTTATGTCTTATTTAGCTATGCTTATATATTAGCACATTGGATAATTTAATTCAATATTTATCCAATAATATTATCCAAAAGGAAGTGGAAAATCATGGCAACAACAGAATTCGGCATGAAAGTAAGAATGGAATTACTTAAACGTAACATCACGAATAAGCAGCTAGCAGATATGTTAGGTATCTCAAGTGCTTACTTATCAGACATCTTGCGTGGACGTAGAGATGCATTTGAACAAAAGAAACGTATTGCAAAAATCTTAGAAATCAAAGAAGAGGTGAAGAATTAATGAATGAATTACAAGTCTTTCAGAATTCACAGTTTGGAAATTTGGAAATCTTAACTTTTGAAGGTAAGGAATGGTTTCCAGCAATTCAAGTAGCAGAAATTTTAGGATATGCAAACCCCCGTGATGCAATTAGTCGTCACACTAAAAATAAGGGGGTCGTAAATCACGACGTCCTTTCCAATGGTGGAGTACAGCGTAAGAAATTCATTGATGAAGGTAATTTATATAGATTAATCACACGCTCTAAATTGCCACAAGCAGATGAATTTGAAGAATGGGTGTTTGAAGATGTTCTACCTTCAATTCGCAAACATGGACTGTATGCAACAGATAACGTAATCGAAAACACATTAAATAATCCAGATTATATTATCAATATTCTAACTGAGTATAAGAAAGAGAAAGAACATAATTTAACGCTCGAACAACAAATCAAAGACAACAAACCTAAAGTACTATTCGCAGATTCAGTTGCTGGTAGTGATAATTCAATACTCGTAGGAGAATTAGCGAAATTACTTAAACAAAACGGTGTTGATGTTGGGCAAAACAGATTATTCAAATGGTTAAGAAACAACGGTTACTTAATTAAAAAGAGTGGCGAAAGTTATAACTTACCAACTCAAAAAAGTATGGATTTAGAAATATTAGATATAAAAAAACGCGTAATTAATAATCCGGACGGGTCTAGCAAAATTACACGTACACCAAAAGTAACAGGCAAAGGTCAACAATACTTTATTAATAAATTTTTAGCAGGAGAACTTTAATACCCACAATCGAACAAACAACTTGAAGGAGGAAGAACATGAACATTTTATACAAAACAACCCTCCTCATCACAATGGCAGTTGTGACATGGAAGGTTTGCAAAATTGAAATAAACACTAGGAAAACGACAATTAGTTACATCGATAAAAAAAGATTTAAATACTAACCGTCATTTTGGGTTTTCTCGACATATTTTCTAGCGTGTTCAAACGCCATTAAATATACGGCAAACGCTTCGTCAAGCATTTCTTGTTCACTTTCATAATTACTCGGCTTGAATTCTTGAATGCTTAAATAAGCATTTGCAAACTGTTGAGGGTCGAAATATATCTTAGACATTTATGTCACCTCACTTTCATTTGAAGATAACCAAATTATACACGAAAGGAGTGTTATTAAATGGAACAAGAATACAAATACTTTTTAGATGTTAAAGGTTTTGTTGAAGTAAGTGGACTTTCAAAAGATGATTTTGAAAAGAAAGTAGCGTCTAACCAAGAATTCAAAAAATTTATTCATAAATTCGAAGACAGTCGCAAACGTTACATCAAAGTTAAACCGGCATTGGAGTTTATCGAAAATAATTTGATGATTAGCGAAACTGATTTATAAAGGGGTGATAAGAAATGACTATCAAAGACAAAACAATATTAATCGCAGGAATGATGTTCAACGTAGTATTCTTTTTAGCATTGATGCTAAACATATTCATCACAAACGCAATAGCGTTTGCAATGGTTGCGTCAGCAGTAACGTATTTATTCTTTGACAAACTATATTACGCACAAAAAAAGACTGATACCCACGCCAATGAGTAACAGTCGGACATTAAGAAATAAACTCAAGATAATCATATAACGGGAGGACTAATCATGCAAGAGGTAACACTATCTTTAAAAGAATATAACAACTTGCTTAAAGACAGTAGAGATTTAATGTTAGTTAGTTTAGAAAACAAACATCTAAAAAGACAACTAGATACTGCTAATGAGCATATCAATGATTTAAACGACAATATCAATTTATATATAAGCCTATATCAAAGCGCAGACGCTAGGGCAGACAGAGCGAACAAAAGACTGGAGGAGTATATCAATGTCAAACACATATAACTTAACCCATGCCTACTTAGAAGTTTTAAACAAATTAGACGAAGGTTATTCATTCGAAGATTTAAAAGATACGTTGGATAGCATCGAAGAAGAATTGAACATAAAAGTAGATAACACTATCGGCTTAAAGCGTTCAGTCGATGCTGACATTGAAACAATAGATAAAGAAATAAAGCGTCTACAAGCAATTAAAAAACAGAAATCTAACCTTTCTGATAAATTAAAAGGTTATTTACTCGACATGTTAGAACAACGTCAATTGGATAAGTACCGCACGTCTACTAACTACATTTACAAACGTAGTAATGGACCAAGTAAAGAGGTCATAGATGAAAAATTAATACCTAAAGAATACTGGGTATCACAAGCACCAAAACTCAACTCTAAAATGCTTACTGATGATTTGAAAAACGGTAAAGACGTTCCGGGTGCAAAATTGAAACACACTGTTAGTTTGGTGGTGAAGTAGATGACTGAACAACCTAGCTTCTCAGACAAGTTTAGAGAATTAAACAGTAGAGATGTAAGTGCGCATGTTGAGAAAAAACAAAATTTAAATTACTTATCGTGGGCGTATGTACAACAAGAATTAACCAAAGAAGATCCAAATTATACAGAAAGAGTAATTGAATTTCCTTATCCAGATAGTACAAACGAAGACTTTTTTGTTCCTTATCTCAAAACTAACGAAGGTTACATGGTATGCGTCGAATTAACAGTATTTGGTGTAACTAAACGTGAATGGTTGCCAGTTTTAGATTACAGAAATAAACCAGTAACGGTTGGCAGTGCTACTGCAATATTTGACATCAACAAAGCAACTAAGCGATGCATGGTTAAATGTGCAGCTAAATTTGGGCTAGGCAACTACTTATATTTAGGCGAAGAAACGCCGAGTGGAAGCGATGACGATATAACAATTTTAGAGGAACGTATAAATGAATTTGTAAATTTAGCAAATGAAAAAGGCGGAGACTCATCAGTAGAAAAAACAAAACGATGGTTAAAAATATCTGACATAAACGATTTGAGCAAAAAGCAAATAGCTGAAGCACATAACAAATTAGACGACATAACTAAAGAATTAGATAAGGAGAATGACCAATGATAAACAGAGTAGTTTTAGTAGGTAGATTAACGAAAGATCCAAACTTTAATGAAGGTAATGTAGCGAATGCAAGATTTACATTAGCAGTAAATAGACCGTATAAAAATAAAAATGGCGAACAAGAGGCTGATTTTATAAACGTAGTAGCTTTCAGACGACAAGCAGAAAACGTAAATGATTATCTATCAAAAGGACAACTTGCTGGAGTAGACGGTCGAATTCAGACACGTAGCTATGAAAAAGACGGCCAACGTGTATATGTAACGGAAGTTGTGGCTGACAGCGTTCAATTCTTAGAACCAAAGAATAACAATCAACAAAATAACCAACCTCAACAACAACGAGGACAAGCGCCAGCAGGCAATAACCCGTTTAGTAATGGTACAGACATCGATAACTCAGATTTGCCGTTATGATTGGACTGATGTAGATGCCAATTATTAAAAATTACATCATTCAAGATGACGGTACAACTACCGTCGTCATTGAGGGTGTAGAACTAGATAACAAAACTTCACTCTTACTCGATAACAGGTTTGAAGTGGAGGTAGATGTACAAGTCGTAGACCCATTCAAGATTACCGGCAAACAACGCCGTAAGATATTCGCACTTGTAAAGGACATAGAGGCTCATACTGGACAACCTATGGACTACATGCGCCATATGTTCATCGAATACGTTCGGACGTACTACGGCTACGACAAGCGCATCTCATTAAGTGATTGCACACGTACACAAGCTAGCCAAATTATCGAGGTTACATTGGACTGGATATTTCATAACGATATACCACTCGCATATAAAACTAGCGACTTACTCAAGCAAGATAAATCATTTTTATATTGGGCTACAGTCAATCGTAACTGTGTAATTTGTGGGAAACCACATTCTGACTTAGCACATAGATATGCAGTAGGTAAAGGTCGTAATCGTAACAAGATAAATCATGTAGGCAATCAAGTATTAGCGCTATGTCGTTCACATCATACGGAACAGCACCAAATAGGAATGGATACATTCAACAAAAAGTATCACTTAACAGATAGCTGGGTTGATGTAGATGAACGACTAAACAGAATGTTGAAAGGAGTGACTTCATGGGTGACAGATTAATAGATATAACTGGTGGATATGGAACTGTCTATAAAGAAATTTTAAAAGATAAAGAACTAAGCATTGAAGCAAAAGCGATATACAGTTATTTATCTTCTTATGCTGGAGGTAAAGATACAGCTTTCCCTAGTATCGGACTAATATGTCATGAATTGAACATAAGTGAAAAACGTTTCTATAAGCACCGTAAAGAACTTTTAGATAAAAACATCATTAGTAAAACACGAGAAAGAACAAACAACGGTTTTAGTAAAACGATATACACAATTAATCATCATTTCGTACACGGTCAATTCGTACGCGTACGAAACGTACACGGACAAAACGTACACGGACAAAATGTAGGTACTAAGAATAACAGTATTAAGAATAACAATAATAAGAATAACAATAGTAAGAGTGACAGTGACACGTCACAAATTTTTCAATTAGTTAGTAAAGAATTAGAAATGATACAAAGTCCTTTGAAAGCACAAGAGTTGGAAGATGAACTCAATCTTATTAAAGAAAACAAACTAGAAATAACAGGAGTAGCAATTAACTACTGTAAACAAAACAAGAAAGGTATTAACTACCTAATCAAAGTATTAAGAAATTGGAATAACGAAGGTGTAGATACCCAAGAGAAAGCACTAGCTAAAGTGACACCTAAGAAAAAGAAATCTAATGAAACCGACGATTTAATTGCAGCGATGGAACAAGAATTAGGTGATGAGTAATGAGTATGACTAAGAAAGAAGCGTTACAAATCATCAAAAAAATTAGGAACATCTATAATTTAGAGTTCGACAAATCAAAGTTAGAAACATGGATAGAAGTTCTTAGTGAAAACGGTGATTATGGACCAACACTAAAAACATTAGATAACTATATTAATTCTGGCAACTCATACCCACCTAACTTACCTAAGATTATGAGAAAGGCGCCTAAGAAAATGGAATATGAGGAAGAGCCAGAAGATGTAAAAGAACATCGTTGGAAAATGAAGAATGATCCAGAATATGTAGCAGCGAGAAAAAAGATCCTTGATGACTTCGCAGAACAGCTTAGAAAGTTCGAGGTGAACAACCATGAATGAACGCAGAGATATTGAAAGTACGATTATTTCAAGCTTGCTAAAAAAACCTGAACTTATCGAAAAGTTGCGTGTTAGACCTTATATGTTCTATTACGACGATTTCAGAGTGTTTATGGAATATGTGTTTGAAGTCGGTAAGGTAGATCATCAAGAAATATTCTTAGAAACATCGAAGAACAAAAACTTCTTAAACTTCGACACGATACAAAAACTATATAATTCCGATTTTATTGGTTATGGCATATTTGAGCGCTATCAGCAAAATTTATTGGAAGCCTATCAAATATCACAGGCAAATGAAGTAATCAATGAATTTAACCAATCGCCTAATATGCAATCGTTTGAAGTAATGCTTACTGACTTAAATCAAGTATCACTGATTAGTGCGACAGATGAAACAAGTACAAAACAAATTGTAGATGAGTTTGTAGAAGAGTTGTATAGCGATGAACCTAAGAAAGTGATTAAGACAGGTTTTCCGTTAATGGACTATAAAATAGGCGGTTTAGAGCCAACACAGCTCGTTGTAATTGCAGCGCGACCTTCAGTAGGTAAAACAGGGTTTGCACTTCAGATGATGCTTAATATCGCTAAACAGGGTTATAAGACATCGCTATTTAGTTTAGAAACAACAGGCGTAGCAATATTAGAGCGAATGTTATCTGCAGCGACTGGAATTGAATTGTCACGTATTAAGAAAAAGTCAGACTTAAGCGCCGATGACTTAACTAAATTAACAAGTGCTGCAAGCGAAATATTGAAACTGGAAATAGATGTTAATTCACAAAGCAACGTAAGCACTCAGGAAGTCCGTAAGCAAGCCATGAAGAATAAAGATAAGCAACAGGTCATATTCATCGACTACCTTCAATTAATGCAAACAGATAGCAAATTAGACCGTAGGAACGGTATCGAAAAAATAAGTCGTGATTTAAAAATAATAGCAAACGAAACAGGTGCAATTATCGTATTACTTTCACAACTTAGTCGTGGTGTAGAAAGTCGAAATGACAAACGACCTATGTTATCTGACATGAAAGAAGCAGGTGGAATCGAGGCAGACGCAAGTTTAGCCATGCTTTTATACCGAGATGATTACTACAACCAAGATGAAGAAGATGAACTCGGTAAGTCGATAGTTGAATGCAATATTGCTAAGAATAAAGACGGAGAAACAGGTGTCATCGAATTTGAATACTACAAGCGTACACAAAGGTTTATGACATGACGGTTATCGAATACAAAAAGTTACTTGGAACAATGTACCGACGAGATTATAGCAACGATCAACTTATCGGGACGTTATTAATTGAAGTTGGTCGGGCTATCAATCGCTTGCTGGAAGAGAAAAAGATATCGCCATTCGATGACTATGAAAAAGTGAAGGACATTATCGAAAATGATACGAAGTGGAGGCGAAGCGATGGGACTTATAGAAAATCAACCTAACGCATATAGCCTATATGAAAGCGATGGTTGGGAAATGCTTAGGGTTCTGCCTAGAGATGACGGTACTTTCTATCTTGCTAATAAAGGTGGAATGAGTGATAAG